TGTTTCTTGATGCTCTTTTTTTTATTTGCTCTGGTTTACCTTGATAATTTGCATATTCTTTAGCGTAATCTCTACCTGCCATTATAGAACATTAGACCTTCCGATTTTCTCTTCGACTTGTTTTCTGTAATGAGTATCTTCTGCATAACGACTATCGTTAATAGCATTAACTATTTCTGCAGTTGAATTGAAAACATCTGTACGATTATTAACAACTTGCCCTTGCGTTAAGTTTGGCTCATTAGAGCTTCCAGTTTGATATTTAGCTTGGATGCCTGTAAGTGTTAATTTTGCTTGAGCTATATCAGTTTCAAGCGCATTGTTATAAGCTTGTATTTCTGAATCAGATAAATTGTTAGAAGCCCAATCAAGCATAGCTTTATACTCTTGCTCGCCACCTGCAATATTATACATATCTTGAGTCATGCTATCTGTAATTGCTTGCTGTCCTCTCATATAAGATTCAACTAAATCTCTAGGTAATCCCATATCATTTAGTTTATTAAAACTTTCGTCTGATAAATTTCCATTTTCAGCATACTCATTGTAATAATCATCAAGCTTTAATCCTGTAGCTTTTTCTACTTCATCTTGAGTTTGAGGTTGCTCTTCTACTGGAGCTTCTTCTGTTTGCTCGTTATTACCTAACTTACTTTCTAAATTAGAATACGCTTTAGCTAGTTCTTCAGCATTAGCAAATTTTTCTGGAAGCCACTCTGGGCGGTCTCCATTTTGCTTTGCTTGGTCTTGAGCATCTTGAACTATTTCTTCCTGTTCAAGTGTCGGATTTGCTTCAGCGTTATCTGTTACTTCTACTGTATCTACCATTTATTCTCCTAGTTTTGCATTTGTGTCATAGCATCTTGTAAAGCCTCTGGGTCTATATCCTCTGGGTTTAATTTAGATGCCACTTTTGAAGCTACGTTTCCGCCAACTTCAGAAGCTTGTTGTTGTTGCATAGCTTGTTGTTGAGCCATTTGTTGTTGCTCTTGCTCTGCTTGTAAGTCTTCTTTTGTTTTAATAAGACCCTTAGTATCAATACCATCTGCAGTTGCAAGTCTGCTTATAGCATCATCTAAGTTTACATATTGTTGAATAATCTCTGGTCCTAATTGAGTACCAAGAGTTGTTAAGAAATTCATTAATTTATTTCTATCGTTACCTCTACCTAAAGCTTCTAAGCCTGTTACAATTTGAGGTTTTACTGTTTTAGGTAATGCAGGTAATTCTTTGCTTTTAGTCATAACTGCCATTTTACGATTAACGTAAGGCAGTTGAAACTCTTGAGATAACATAGCGTAAGTACCGCCTAGAGCATCTTCAAGTTCATTAGCCATAAAACGAATTTCTTCGGCTGTAACTCTTTCAGCTTGTCTTTGTACTGAAGCGTTAAGCATAAAAGCATATTGTAATCGTTGCTCAATACGTTGCATCGTGTCGTAAGCAACTCTAAAGTCATTATATTTTTGTACTTGCAATACAGAAACATCTTGGGCTGAACCTTCTATAATAGCTCCGTTAGGTGATTGAGCTAAAGACCTTGCTCTAGTCGTACCATTTGGCGCTACCATGAATAATACTTTTGCTGAAGCAGAAGCTCCTTCTACAATAGCTTGAGTTAATCCTTCTAAACTTTTTAAATCTCCTAGATACTCCTCAACAAAACCTCTTCCATAATCTTCACCATCAATTCTATTCCATCTAAGGGCTATAAATGGTGATTTATCAATATCATAATAACCTTCTGAACTAGGTATTTTTACACCTTTGATTTCTTGGCATACATAGTATTTATTCTTACCTGCTATTTTGCAAACATGAGTATAAATATCTACATTCTTTTCATCTTGAGATAATTGACCGCCAATAAGATTTAAAGCTTCTGGGCTTAATGTAGAGGGGCTAAGTGTTTCTCTAGTAATTATTTCTATGACGTTACCTGCAGGGTCTCTTTTAACTACATATCTATCTAAGTGAAATACTCTCGTTCCCTTCTTATCTACAAATAACAAGGCATTTCCGCCTACTATTAAATGCCTTAAAGCTTCATGTATAACTACTCTGTCTGCAGAACTTTCTATGTTTTGCTGAATAGCACTTTCAATTTCTGATAACCCTTTTTCTATATCAGTCTTCATAGACTCATCTTCAGATAATTCTTTGATGATTGAGTCTTGAATCCTTAATCTAAAAAAGGGGGCGTTTGGGGGAAGTAAAGCTAAAAGAAGTTTAGCTGAAAGATTGTTTACACCTCTAGCTCCTATACCTTGATATGGTGTAGAGTATCGAGTTGTTTGACCAGTTCCGTCTTCTGGGATTAGATAAGGTAAAGTAAGTTTTGCACTTTCTCTAGCTCTATCTAGATAAACTTCTCTAGCCGATTCACATTGAGCATATCTGCTTTGTACGGATTTATTGTCTTCCGTACTATTATTGTATGTAGATTCCATTAGATTTTATGTCTTGTTAAGCAGGTTGAACACCAGTACCAGAGCCTTTTTTAACTCCTGTCTGTACTGGGTTTATTCTAAGTTTAGCTATTCCTCTTTTCTTAGTATTTCCAGAACCTTCATTAGTTCTGTTAGCATCTGCAGGCGCAGACTGTTCAGTTGTAACCTGCGGAGGTGGAGCTATAGGCTTCATAACTGGAGGTGGAGGTGGTTTAGGTGCTTTGCACATATAATTAATCCTTTAAAATTCTGTTAAATCATTTTGTCTTATGAACTGTTCTTTAAGAAATCGGACTACGCTTACTTGTCCACTTTTAAAACATACTTCTTTTTCAGATAAAGATATGTCTGGTGCTTTATCTGGAAATAGTTTCTCTAGTTCTTCTACTAATTCTCTGTTTATTGGAGGTAAAATACCATCTGAATTAGGGTTTAGTTCTCTAAAAGTGGAACTTATCTTCTTCATTTATTTATTTCCTAGTTTTAATATTAATTGGTTAGGGTCTTGAGTTTCTTTTTCAATCAAAATATCTATGTATTGCTTGGCTTTATGTAAATCTTCAAGCTGTTTTTCTTTTGTAAGATGCTTATATCTCCATCTACATAAATACTTTATAGCGTTAGCCTCTGCATAAGGTATGTCATTTTGCATAATAAAAGATATAGGCTCTATCTTGTATCTAAAATAATGTTTAGGTTTCTTTACTTGGTCTGGCATATTAACTCCTATATGGGTCTGTATTAAGGTCTGGAACTCTTTCTGCAGGAACTCCGTTAAATATATCGTCTAGGTTTTTAGCAAAATAATTAACAACTTGACCTACAGTTGAATCTTTTTTGACATAATCAGCTACCTCTTTCATAGTCCAATCAGTCTGTAAAAGCTTAGATGCCAATAAACATTGAGCATTTGCTTCTCGTTCTAATTTAGATTCATGAGGCTTTATTTTGACCCATACTGCAAAAGGTTTAAAATTTTCTCCATCGTGGTAATAATCTAAAATCCCTATGCTTGCTCGCCCATCAATTCGTAGGCGCTCATTATGACTTAGTAATCTATATCCGTTAGGACTTTGTGTTTTTATGGCTTCCATAATATAGGCTCCTTCTTTTCTGCGTTCCAATCTTCTATTCTTAATATTCTAGCTAGCCTTGATTGAGTTAAAGCGTCTTTCTTTGTAAACCCTTTGTCTTCATAAGCTTTCACAACATCCTTCCACATTAATTTAAGACTTCGTGGTTCTCCTAGAATACGTTTTGCTGTAACTTCACCTACACCCTCTAAACCTTTGTAACCATCGGTAGCATCACCAGTTAAAGTTTGAAGCATAAAATTATAATCAGCTTGTTTTTTTGTTATAACTTTTATTTCAGAGTTACCATCTGCAGGGTCTAACAAATTACATGGAATAGTTTTCATATCTTTATCAGAACTAACTACTATCACTTCTCCATCTATCTCACCTGCAGTAGCCATAATACCTAAGACATCATCGCCTTCTAAGTTATCCATACTGAAACAAGAATATTTTTCGTGAGCATATTCTAGTAGCGGTTTATATATTACAGGTTTACGAGTTTTCTTTCTGTTAGACTTGTAAGTGTCCGAAATTTTTTTCCTAAAATTATTTGGTGAAGATAAAGCTATAGCAATCTTATTAGCATTTATCCTTCTACCTACACTAAAAAATTCATGGTCTAATTTTTGTTTACCTAAATTAGCGTCTGCATGAAGAGTCCATAAATCATCTTCCCATTGTATAGGTTCTTCTAAACCTATTGCTATCTTATAAATTAATAGGTCTCCATCTATTAATGCTGTTACGTCTTTTTGTTTCATTTACACTCCTTCATAACTTTTAATATCCATGGTTTTAAATCTGTATCTAATAACAATTCAATAATGCTGTTAGCCATTGAGTTTACTTCTAGCTCTTCTCTTGTATCGTCATCTAATTGCTTAGTTGCCGAAAGCTGATATTGGTAATACGAGAAATGTAAGAACTCATGTATTAAAACATTCAGCGAAGTTCGGTCTGCTTTATCTATAATTTTTTTATCTAAATAAATTGTAAGCGGAGGTTTAGATACAAAGCTTCCTTGTTGCTCTGCAACTTCATAGCTTATGTCGTGTTCTACTAAGACAAGATTAATTTCAAATCCACTCATCTTAACTTTTTTAGGAAAGGTCATTTCTTTTTCTCCTTTGAAAATATTTCTGTTAATGGAATTAAAATACATTTGCTCGCTCTGTTATCTCCAATCATTTTAAAATTGTTTTTATATTTACGAGCTAGTTTCTTTAGTTGAGGTACTGTAAACAAAAGCATACAATAATCTTTATCGCCATCAGCTAAGATATGAACCCAATGACTAGCTTCTGTAGACGTAAGACCACTAGGCTTCCCATAAGATTCTATTTCAATCGCTATGTTGCCAGTCTTTCTCCACCAGTCTCTTTCAGTTTTAACTTCTAATTTTTTATCAAATAATATTTTTGCTATGCGCTTCTCTCGGACTTGTCCGTACTTCAAGTCTATGTCAAATTTTTTGTCGTTATTAAATTTAGGCATCAATGAGTTTCCGCCCAAGACTTGCCTATCTTATATTCACCATCGAGTTCACAATGAAAATTAAAATGGTCTTTTACTTGTTGTATCGATTTAACT